AAAAAAAAAGAAAGAACGACTCAAGGGAGAAAAGTCGTTCTTTCAAAAGGGCAGGTACGAAAGGTAGGGAAAATACCTGCCAGTCCTATCACGGAGGGATTGCGGCCCCTCCGAGACACCACACTTTAAAACTACTCTTGAATTACAGGAGTAGTTTCATCAACTGCTTCACTAGCCGGCAAAACGTCGTCATTGTCGATGGCGTTTTTATTTTTCTCACTATCGAGAAGTTCTTCTGCTTTCTCCAAAGCATACTCACGTGCTTTGTTGATTACGTAAGCACCAATGAAGAATGCGCCCAGTGCCAAACCAGTACCGACAGCGTTATTGACGAATTTCTTGGTTTTGTTTTCTTTCTTGAATAGACTCATGATAATTTCCTTTAAGATTAAAATTGGGATAGATATACTCCCTGCAATTAGTTACAGGGAGTGGTTAGGTTACTTAGCTTCGACAACCACTACTAATGGATTTTTCTCAGCTTTCTTTTTGGCTTTGTATTTAGCTACCTTCTTAGCAGCAAATTCAACAGTGCAATGTATAGCCACACCAACCAAAGCACCACCAATAACACTAATCAATTTTTCGTTCATTTCATTTTCCTTTATACAAAATGGAAGTTAATAAAAAGAGATAAGGAACGATTTCCTCATCAGGTTCACTTTAATAGTATATATCTGAGATTTTCTAGAATATAAAAAATAAACAACCTATAATTACTATATGAGAAATCTTCTCTAAAAAGAAAGAGGAACCATGCTGCTAACATAGTTCCTCTGTAACGTTACTTAATAATTGGCATTCACCCAATCATCTAGTAAATCAATGGCTTTTCTATTTAACTCGATCAGAAGTAACTCTTCTTCTCTAGTTAAAGGATAGTCATTGTCTTGCTTCCATTGAAGCTCTTGTAGACGATAATATTCCATTGTCGGAACACCTTTTAGTCCAATATAATAAATGAATACGTCCATCGCATTCCTTATAATGCTATATTTCTGAATTATATTGGAATTAAAGGTAAAAAAGAATACTACTCTCTACTCCCGAATAAGGAGTAGAGAGTACTCTTTTCTATGTTTATACTTCTAGAATGATATTGGAATCTAAATCGATTACAGGTAATAATTTGCCCTTAAAGATTCGATTCTTCTTATCCTGATGGTATTTCGTGTGTGCGGTAATATCATCACAAACAAAATACACAAAGTCATGCAATGCACCTTCATTAGGTAGTTTACGTAAACGACCCTGTACTTGGATATTGGTTTGTTCTGATCCTATTGCTACTGTCATGAATACTGCGGCTAATTTAGGGATATCCAAACCTGTACCTGAAGACTGATGCGTAGAGACACAAATCGTAGAATTAAAGGCATTTGAATCTGGATCGTCTTCTACGAAAGAATTGACTTCTAGATCAGGATAACATCCTTTTAAGTAAGCTGCTAATTCACGAGCCATTTTAATGGAAGCGACTACGATTAAACACTTGTATTCTGAATCGATAGGTAAACGAGTTAAGAATCGATTGAATACTAAGTTATCAATCATGCCAAAGTATTGCTTCGTTAATCCTTTTCTCTTTAAAATGGATTTCTCAAAGTTGATGTGATTATACCCTCTAAAACCTTCTGAACGAATCATGTAGGGTTTATCGAACTTAAAGTGAAAAGCAGTAGGCTGTACATGTGGAGTAACATTCTTTTGTTGATAACGATTAATCATCGGATAAGCATAAGCTGCCATCTTATTCACAAAAGCATCTGAAGACTTAATTGTACCAGTAGCTCCTACCATTTTGTTTACACCTAGATAGGAGATTAGTTTACACTGGAAATGAGAGTCTTGATGCACTTCGTCAACGAATACTGTATCAACGCCTAATATCTTACCTAATTCCATAGGTGTCGCATTAAAGCCTAAGTCTTTAAATTCTTCTTCAGAATACCGTTCGTAATACTTGAAGTAGAATTGTAAAGTCTTATTAGAGATTAAAATTACTTTGTAATGTAATTCATTATTCAAAGCTAAGTTAATAATCGACTTTAATTCTTTGTTACCTGAGACCGTACAAATTTCATGTGGTTCTACTTTCGTAGACTTAGCAAACTCTTTAATCCATCCTGAGATAGAGTCTTCAGTTTGTTCACCATGATAGCCTGGACGCATGATACAAACCATTCTCTGCTTGAGTTTTTGACAGATCATTATCGCCGATGTCGTCTTCCCCAATCCTACGGAGAGAGTCATCAGGCAGCATCCATTGTGCGTTTTCGTCACAAAATCAATCAAATCTTGTTGTTCTCCACGAGGCTTAATGAAATCTTTCACCTCTGGATACATGTTCTCGACTAATTGAATGTCTAAAGACTTCTCTTCGATAATAAAGTCTTTACCTTCTACTTTTCTCGCTAGATTCAAATAAGCAATGAAATCCGGTAACATGGTTCTCATTGCTCTGATTTGACTTCTGTCTTGATTAAAGAAGACGTAAGCCGCTACGGCTGTAGTCACTTTAGACTTCCTTCGCTTATCCCAATAATGATTCACCCTAATAAAACTTTTACACCAAGGACGAATAAACTCTACATCTTGTTGGTTTCTAGGATAAATAATAAACTGTAAGGGATAAGCTTCTATTCTCATGGGTTCCATTAATTATCCTTTCTTCGAATTGAAACTTAATACTTTTCTGGATGGTTATATCGATCTTTAAAGAAGTAGAATCGAGAGTAAACATACTGATTACCTTTCTCGAAATCTTTCTCTAAATGCTTTAAAATCTTCTCTTGATAGTTTACGGTAAAACCACCATTGATTTCTCCGTTTAAGATATAGATGAGTTCTGAGGTTAAAAATAACATGTCATCTGAATCATCTAGGATAAAGAAACGAGTATCTGTATCATCGGGTTGATTTACTAACCAATCTAAGATTTCCCATCCTCTAAAATGGAGTTGTTGTTCTTTCTCCATATTTTCGAATTCTTTTAAGTAAAGAGAAGTATCTTTAGGTCGGTATTTAGGCTCTGTGAAAGTCTCTAGATACTTCATGTACTTGTAGTAGTCTTGATAAGTTGGATGAACATAGTTCTTAGTCTTCCAACGATCATGCATTTGGATTTCGTATCCAGATTGCTTAAAGAGGTTTTCAAATTCTAATCTGGTTTTATTACCTCTCCAGCTACTGGAGATGACTACTTTTACTTCAGGATGTTTTTCTTGAATCTCTTTTAAGAGTAAAAGACAATTAGGATCTAATCGCCAATTGTAATTCCAATCTTTTCGTAAGCAGAAACGACGATATGCGTCGTGCTGTAATACTCCATCAATATCGAGGAATATTACGGTTTCTTGTTTTCTTTCCATAATAGTCAATTCCTTTATAAATAGTAATAATAAAAAATAAAGAGACCCCTAGTTAAGGGGCCTCTCTACTTTATTTAGATATCATACCTTGCGGTATTGTAGATCCATAAGATCTGGTACAAACAATTCATCCATAGGTGAATCCGTTCTATTGGTATAATAAAACGCATCTGTAGATGATAAGATTTGTGCTTGTTTTTCATACAGCAATGCAGCAGATAAAGATCGACCGATTAACAAGTGATCCATTGTACCTACGGCATGGCTCGTATGGGGTTTAGGTAATGAATAATCTTTACGAGAAGGATCCGTACACATCATCGTATACGCTACAATCTGTAAGATAGAGAGATTAATCTCTAGCTTCGTATTGATTACATCCACTAATTCCATTAAGAAGGATTCTGGTGTCACTTCTGTATTACGACGTTTGATGTCTTTTACAGAGGATTTCAAAATCTTCTCAATACCACGTGAATACGCAAACATGTCAAATTGTTTAGGTGTGATTTCAATCATGGATTTTTCTGGATCGTATTGAGTGATGTCAATCTCAATATTCCCATCATTGTCTACTGTCCAGCCTAATGTTTTCATGTGCTTCAACATATCGGCAGATAAGTAGCCTTCATCACGTATTGAAACCACATCCAGTACTTCTTCAATGACATTGTCTTTCTTATCGACAATTCTCAATAAGATACGGTTGACATGAGAGGTACGACGTGGAGAAAGTATATTGGTATCTTCTACTTCACGAATATCAGATAAACCTTCAAAAACCACTTCAGGCAATACCAAATGAATGGATTTATACTTACCTAAGATTTCTGGTTTAATTCCAATACCCAATCCATCTTGAATCGCTCGTAAGTAATTCAACGCATTGTCATGCAGTTGTACTACTGATGCTGTAGCAGATGAGATGTGGTGCTTAGTAGACAATACCATTTGGGTAATAATTTGGGTAAAGGCAATAACGCAATAGTGTCCTAAATTGCGATAGCGAGCAATGTTACGAGAAGCTTCACCAAAACAAGTCGAACATACTCCATTAGGATCTTTATGCTGACAGCCTAATACCGTACGTACTTTAATACGTTTACCAATCAGATGCGTATCGTTTCTACGTACAGGACGATACTTACCTGATTCTTCATCTAAATAGTTCATGCCTTCTAACAAGCGTAGGTCAGACATGACCGATCCTTGTCGCTCACCACGTACTTGGATTTCTAAATGGTGTTTAGATCCACAATCGCCATGGTGTAATCGGGATAACTCCATACCGACTAATTGTACACGGCGTGATAAATACTCAGTAAACTTCAGAGGACCAGATTGGTTATTCAGTGCTAAAGCAGCAGTACGAGATTCAATCAATACATGATAGATGTCTTTTAAGCCATGCAAGAATCCTGTACTAATTGGATGTTTGAAAATGGATGAGTCCATATCAGTCAAAGAACCTCGTGGACCCATACATTGGTACAACTGCTGAGCTTTAATAGAACCTGAACGTAACAGAATAGAAATATTGTTCTGACGGAATCGGTCTTGATCCAATACTTTCTTCTTACGTGAATAAATACCAGGTACATAACCTGGATCGATTACTGTTTCATGATTAACCGGATATTTCTTTTCAATATCGAGTATCTCTTTATCTAACATGATATCAAGAATATCTTCAATATTTAAAGTCGCATGATTTGTAGCCCCACAGGTCATGACATCGTTAAAGATGGCATTGTTAATATCCATGAAAGTTTGCCACAAAACATCTTGCATGTGATTAATGGTTTGTGAATCATTATTACGATAATACACATCCCAAATATCCGTCATGATGCTACTGTTCAGGTTTAAGATGGTACTGGGTTTAAAATCCGTATCCTCTTTCATGAATGTAGAGATGTGATGTCGAGCGTACAAACCTACATCAGGAAACTTCTTATTTAATTCCCAAGCATATCGAGACATGGCTAATTGCATACCAGTAGATTGGATCACCATGCCATCATCGAAGACTAATTCGAATTTACCACGAAAGTTCTTCAATACTTCTACGGGAGAAGCATTAAGTACTGCGCGAGCTGAATATCTTTCCATGACGTTTTCACTTCCTTCTTTTAGTCTTCATCTGTATTAATAATACCCAAGCCTGATTCAGACTCATCTTCATCGTCATTAGACTCAGAATCAATGTCTTCATCATCCTCACTCTCTTGAGCATCTATCCCTTCTAAGATCATCTCACTTCTGGTCTTACGTTTTTCTTTTGGTTCATCATCGTCTTCTTCATTCTCAATCACCATAACCGGTTTACCCGTGATGGGGTCTAATTGAGATGGTGTTTGTTGAGATGGATCAAATTCTTTATAAGCCAGTTGATATCCATTACATTGGAAAATATGTTTCACAATGCTTAAAGATCGGTTATTACCCAATGGGAATTTATCTCGATCGATTACAGATTCAATATTAGTGGGTTGATCTGCTGTATAAATGTTTTCCAATATCGCTTCAATCGCGGGAGGATTATTAGAGCGGTCATGGATTTCTGCTACTACTCCAGAAGGTGCACCTGCTACCAAGCAACGAATCTCAGATTCAGCAGGGAATCGAGTGGCTTGGCTACGAGCACCATGGGATTTCGCTTTGTCTTTAGATGTAATTGGCGCAATAATACCATTGGGCTGTGTAGCTGCTGTAGATACAGCTGCTGCTTCATCACCAATCTTCTCTAGGAAGATATAGTAATTCGGACCAATGCGATGCTCCAATGTCGTTTCTTCTTCTTTACCTGTATGTGGATTGAAGAATCTTAACTTACGTGGAGGTGATAAGAATCCTTCTTTGATTAGAGTTTCGAACATTTCCATGTAAGGGACTGGGTTTTCAGTCGGTCGATACAGGTAGAACTTCTCTTTCAGAATGTAGTATAGATCAAGTATCTTTGCTCTTTCATCTAAACCACGATACCATTTGTATTGTTTCTCTACAGTAATCTCCAAGAATCGCTCAATTCGATTAAAGCAGTTTTGCAATACTTCTTTTGGTAAGTTAATAACAGAATCTTTTAAATTAGGGGAAAGCTCATTCAATCCAGTTGTATTCGCTAACCAATCGCGCAATTCCACCATGGCTGTTTTCAATGATTGCTCGTATAAACGACCATAGTTCATGCGGTTAGTTGTGGTTTCAGGAGAGATCACGACTTGAGCGCGTCTTCCGGTTACTGGATCGTATGGCATTTCTTCAGGAGCGACGAGTTTTGCTACGACGCCTTTGCCACCATGTCAAGTACCTTCGATACGATTCGTTAGATCGTACCCTGTTAATTTAATAACAGCTCTATCTTTCGATAGACGTTGAGACTATATCTTCACCTTCAGCATTACCTGGTCAGTACCTACTACATTGTAGTCGATATCCCGTATATCTACGAGCGTGTCTCCTTTTTCCATTTAAGGCGATTAAACCACTCACTTGAGCCGTACGCTATACCTAGCTAGTCGTTGAACGTTCATCCTTTAATCAGGACGCTTCGCTGCTGGTTTCCCAATCCTTTATATTTTCACTATACTACGTCTATTACTAGCGCAGGGAGTAATAAAGGCTCTAAGGGCCTTCCAGCAATTAAGGAGATTATTTGTTCCGAGTATTTCTACTTCGGTGATCCTCATCTTAGGAAATATATTTCTTTTACCACCAATTACAAATTACAAAATAAATTAGTTAATTGGTTGAAGAGATAACCTTCCGTTAGTTTGGAAATCCGTCAATTTGTAGCCTACACCTAACTCTTTCTCATATTCGGTCTTAACAATAACCACAATATCGTCTAGTTTACGATTGAAGTTACCTACTTTTTGAATCGGTACGTTCTTACCTTTTTCATCTGGAAAAGGTTCATTACAGATTGCCATGCAATGACGAATCAGTTGATCGAATTCATCGGTGAATTCTGCATTACCATGGTTATCTGCTTGAATCTTTTTATATTGCATCAAGATTCGTTCGCACCATTCTTTATACGCATCGGCGTATTTATTCAATTGGGCTAATACCTTGTCTGATACAGCAGATGTGGTTTTATTCTGCTTATAGACAATGATATCAATGACACGAGCACCTACACCATTACCATCTAATCCAGTATCGGTAATGGGATTAAACTTACGAGTGGTTTTCTTAGTAAAGGAAATAGGGATTAAATCAGGACGATACTCTCGTTTTGCCATGATGATGCCTTCGTAGGCTTCACCAGTAGGACGACAATACTCACCAATGTCTGGAATGACTTTATAATTGTCATCATCTCCGTATAGGTTTAGAGGAAACTCTTTCTCCCCTAATTCCATCGTACGGGTAACATAGACTTTGGTTTTGACTTGGCTGACTACATCTTTCGATACTAAGATGGAGTCTTCAATAGTCCCTTCTAAAGAAGAATAGAGTGTATTTAATTCTCTACCTGGACAATAGTTACCATCTTCTCGTTTCGCTGGAGAATCGTAAAGAATAGTCCCTTTAGGTATAGAAGCCCCTACACGAATATTAGCTGCTGCTGAAGTCGGTTTATAAGGAAAACCAAACTTCGTGTGATTACTACAGATTCTCTCGATATTAATAATACCATAAAGAGGCTTAGTGGAATCTTCGTCAAAGGTTTGATAGATCACAATCCTTTGTGGAGAAAACTGGATTCCATTAAAAGATGAAGGGGTATAACGATCCACAATAGCTATAATATTGTGAATGTTGTGCTCGGTTTTAATGGAATAGGTATATTTACCAATTTCCTGTGCAAACCCTGTTTGAATGGAATCGGGTTCACAGCCATTTATGACGTAATGTTGTGAGAATGCTGATGCTTGCATTTGCGCTCGAGAAGCAGATACCGTATCAGCAAATGAATTGAACGCAGTCATCCCTCGTAATTCCATTACGTTCTGGTTTAATTCATAGCTCATTTTCCGAAAGTTCCTTTTTAATTAGATTGGAATAAAATGTGTAAATTTACATGATTGCTATATAGCAATATAATGATATATGTTTGAAAGGTTTTTCAAGATGTCCTTGCTGAATGATACTTTCGATGACTCTGGATATGGTCACGAAGACTTTAAAACAGTGATTGAAGATCACTTGCCTATTCTTTCCCGCGCTGATAACATTGACCAAGTTATCAATGTAGCTCCTATCGATGCTGCTCGTTGGGAGTATGACTTTTCAGGTTTGTTACGTTTCCTAGGCGTACAGCCACAATATCACTGGGCGACTATGCGTGTCAATGGACTGCGTAGTGCCGACGAATATCGATCCGACTTAATCCAAATCAAAATTCCTTCCAAAGAAGTGATCGATCGACTCTACAATTACTATAATACGGTAATACGTAAAAGCGCTGGCTAATCGTATTCCTATTATAATTCATTACTAAAAATAATAAATAATCAGAACAAAACATTAGATTACTCTCCTCTACCTATTACGGGTAGAGGAGAGTAGTCGTTTCTGTTATGCTCGTTTAGCTACACCAAAGAACTGACCTACGTTCTGTTGGGCTTGCTGAGCGAATTGATTATTTGCATACATACCCATTGGGTTTGCTCCACCAAACGGCATTAATGGCGCTTGTTGGAATCCCATTGGATTTGCAAATTGGCTTACTTGAGCAAACTGCGACATTTGATTCGGGTATTGCATAAATTGCGAACGCACATCGTATTGTGACAGTTGTGGCTGCAAGTGAGCTGGTACTGCTTGTTGGTAGGGTTGTTGGTAAACAGGTTGCTGAGGCAAGAATTGATTACCAGGTTGTGCTACCGGTTGTTGTACTTGCTGAACTTGCTGTTGGTATACCGGTTGTTGATATACTGGCTGTTGTGGCAAGAACTGGTTAGTGTGCTGTTGCTGTACAGGTTGAGCTTGTACTGGCTGTTGTACCTGTTGAGGCTGCGCCTGATGAGGAATAGGCTGCTGATAGACAGGTTGTTGTACTTGAGGTGCTTGTGCTTGTACCTGTTGTACGGGCTGTTGTTGTGCAGCGTTACCATTACTTGGTGCAGATACGGTATCCCATTTCTTCACTTCCTGTTGTACAGGAATAGAACGAGTACTCTCTTCTATCGATACATTACCTTCATTACCTTCTTGCAGAGGAATCATCACGTATTCAGATTTCCATTTGGATACGGAGAATTCATCTTCAATCCAATCAATCTTCGCTGTGGTTTGCAAGAGTTCTTCTTCAGCTACTGCTGCTGGAACAATTGGGTAAGGTCCAGAGAAGAATGCTTTAGCGATTTTGTTGGTGTGTGTTGGCAAGGTTTTCAAAGCACGGATGAATGCTTCGATATAAGGTGCGTCAGTTGCGTCAGAAACGCCGTAGAAGGCACCTTTCTCAATATCTGGCATGAAGACATGGCAAACAGCTTTAAGGGTCTTTAAATCGGCTTTACGGACCGGTACGCCAAATACTTTCGGTTTGTAGTCTTTAGACTTTTCTGTCAACTCAATCGTTTTATCAATTTCATCAACCAGAGGAGAAGACCAAGTCGCTACACGAGAGTATTTACGATTACCAATGGTTACACCTTTACGCAATGAAATCGTAGCCGGAGTATTTGCACCACCTTGTTTAGCAAGTTTATCGATAATCTTGGTAAAGTTTTCTGCGAAAGTCTTATCAGTCTTACCAAACTTACCAATGATCTCTAATTGTTCAGCAGTCAAATCGGTATGTTTGCTGTTGCTAGAGAGGTCTACCAGAACCATCATCAAGTAAGCCAATTGAGAACCGTAGAATCGAGTAAACTCTTTACGTACCAGAGACAATACTCGAGATTCAGAACGAGCCAAGTTTTCAATGAATGGATGGAAGATCACGTAACTGGCTACTGCTGGAGAATTCAGATTCTCACGAGTCGGCAATACCAAGTAACGATGATCATCACCAAACTTAATGCCTACTGGAATCAGTTTAGCATTCATCTGACGTTTTACCTTACCATCATCATCCACATGTAGATTACATGTATTCAAGATGTGTTGATAAATTTCTAACATGTTCATTTTTATTTCCTTTAATTAATAGTGTTGTCCGTTAGGATTTTGTCCATAACCCATTTGGGTATTGACGGTACCATTGAAATCTACTGCTGGATTTTCAGACCACCCAGTCTTAGCTGAACCACCAAAGATCTTTTCATCGTATACATCAGTTACAATGTCCATAGCCGTATTGATATCAGCCGCATTATGGCGATACAAATCAGTACTGGTCGTCAGCATTGGTGAAATGATAGAGTCTGCAAACATTGGGAATACAAATGCTTCTTCAATACCATTATCGTATTTCAGACGCATGAAGATATCGATACCCATATCGGCTCGTACGTATAAAGTAAAGCCTACATTGTTACCACGTGAAACAATCGGACCTAATTCATCAGTTAGGCGTTGTTGATACGCCGGAATGAATTGTGTCAGATTAATCATTTGGCTATAACCACGAATATCGGTAATGGTAGTTCGTGTCGCAAAGTTACTCAATCCACCCATAGTCGCAATTGGCAACATATTGGTAATAGTAAACTCAACAGCTGTTAATGATGTAGTAGTCATGAACGATGTGATGATATTCGATACCACTACTGCCATGATGGATTCAATAGTCGGTTTATCCCATTGACCTTGGTATTGAGTGGTTTCGTAACCCGTATCATCTACCTGAGTGATTTGTTCTAAGTAAGGACAAATCTGTTGCAAGAACTTATAGTCAAAGTGTGCAACACGTGCGTTAAAGAAGTTATACAACGCACCCATGAAGATGGAATTCAGGATAGATGGGTCAGCTACTTTACCTTGTACAGTAGCTTGAGCACGTACTGGATCTACCATACCAGTCATGGCATCTGCATTAATAGTAGTCGCCATATTCTCAATGATCTTCGAGAAGACATTGGTTGGAGAGTTATTGGTACGATTGGTCAATACGGCAGCATGTTGTACTTTACGATAATCAGAACCAATAATAGGCTGATGACCATCTGCTGGTAATGTAGACATACCCATGACATTGCTGGCTTTAGCAGATTGAATCAAGTTTTGTGGAGTCATGCGCCAAGTAGCTGCACCATTATACGCATCTACAGAGAAACCACTACCAATCACCGAATAGCTACCAGCTACCGTAGGAATCGCAATACCATTGATAGATCGCTGAGATAATTTCGTTACTGTATTCACGTAGAATACCGTATCAGGCGCTACATGGATAGATCTGGTTCCGTTATACATTCCGTAAGAAGCATCTAATCGATCAGTATAACCAGCAATCAATTCACGAGTAATTAAGTTATCTGCTGTGGTTTCTACAATCATGATAAACGTGAATCGGTTATCACCCCAACCATTAGGCATGGCTACTGCCATACTTTGCCCCTGGTAGGTTTCTACACGCTCTGAAGGCATGATGAAGTTATTACAGGTTTCTGAAATCAAGTTCGTAGGGATTGAACCATTGAACTTATCAGTCATTTCTCGAATATTACTTTCTACCGTACCAGTCATCGCTGTACGAAATGGTCGTAAGTATTGATTCTGGAAACCATGTACTCGAATCAGTTTTAAGGATTCGATTTTAAAAGTGATGCGTTGTCCTGCATTTGCAAAGCTATTATAACTTGCCATCTGTTTGTTCCTTTTTTACAGTTAGATTGTTTCATTCAGCTTTTGATTGCCTTCAATAAAAAGCATCAATTCAGCAATACGATTACGAATGTTCGATTGTACAACCAATCGTCCTTCTTTCACTGGAATCTTATTCTGGGTTAACCAAGAGTCGGGTAATGTCAGCAACCAGTTTGTTCCAGAGATTTCAGATTCGATTAAACCAATACATCCGATTGCAGACATATTGCGTTTTTCTGATTTAGTATTGCCAGCTAAATCAAATCGTTTTTCCAACATTTCCTGAATAGCCGGAGTAATATTATCCCGATGGGAATGTGGGATATGGATTTGGTCAAATCTAGGTTCTAATGAGATTGCTGAAATAATCGCTGCAAATTCGCAGAAATCATGATGCCACAAAATAGCTCTTATTACGGCAATCAAACCAATAAATTCATCCAATTCCAAAGAATCGAAAATTACTGTATTGATCGATTCATCTACCAACCATTTCAATAAGGTCAACTGAACTTCTTGCAGAGGTTTAGAGTAACCATCTTCATTCGATTGAATAGACAAATCAAACTTAATTCTCATCGCATCTAAAGATTCCCAATAGAGTTCTTGAGGTAACTCAGGACACAATGTTTGGATCAAACGCTGATGGTCATTGACTGCCATCTTTAAGAAGATCTTATCATCAGACAACAAATTACTACGGGCATAACCTACATCCAAGATAGATTGCGAATTGCTTTCAGAAAAGCTATTGTTATCCGTAATGGGATTACGCTTAATCTGTACTTGGTTGGGATCTGTTATCGAAGGTTTAGAGATCTGTTTGATCTTAGAACGATAGAGGTAATAAATATCCTTAATCAGTTGGTAAGAACCATCTGTACCTGAGATATCACCTAGCGTTACTTTCTTCAGTACAATAATCGCATACATGTAATTCTGGAAATCTTCTTCAGATAAACCTGAAACTACAATGTTATTGATATCGGTTTGTACTTTAGTATTTGCCATGAATTCTTTTAAGCGTTGCTCTGCTCTGCAATCATCCAAGATCGTGCCGTGCAACATTTCCATGGCATAAACTTCTTTTGCATTACGACCATACTCTTCGCGTAAACGACGATAGGTCACTTCACCTAAAACAGGAGCTGCAAAACGCAGTGCAAAAGAATAAACTACTAACTCTAAGTAATCTTCGTATTCGTACGTGGTTTCTTTAGGTACAGCAATACGATTTTCATCGTATCGTGTTACTGGTTTAGTCGTCACGTATACTGGCGTATGGGGATTCACAATCCAGCTACGGATTTCATCCAGAGAAATCAAATCGTAAATCTTAATAAAAACACGATTCAATTCATGTAGTAACGCTTCGACATTGTTGATCGTATCGATCGCTTCCCTTAATTCTTTATAGCAGCTAAAGACTTGTTGCTGCCAATCTTGAGGTTTCGTCGTTATCCACTGGTTAAATTCATTATAGGGTGATGCGGCAGTTTCTACATCATTACTGTCCTTACCCTTGATGTAATATAAAGAACTGAATGCTACTGATTCAGCCCCATATCGGACATGAATTAATGCTTTACTACCGGACATGTCAAAGTACAATTGTGACATGATGCTCTTCCTTTAGTTTTGTTAACAAAATAAAAATAAGAATACGTCTATTCTTACATTTTAATAATATATTGTTGTAATAATTTATACTAAACTCTCTAGGAACCTTTCGGCTCCTAGAGTAGTCTCGTATGGGTTAGATTTTTACATTAGGGAAGCAGATCATCAAAGTCACTACCAATATCGTTAGGAGCACTATTGTTGCTACCGCTACCGCCATTAGAAGCTCGATATCCAGAACCTTTGTTTTCTTTTCCATCTTCTTTTTCTGCATCTTTATCTACGTACTCTTGTGTCAAGACATTAGCCAAAATCAATTTAGCATTGTTAACGAATTGAAGCATCATGCGTTCAGAAGCTTCTTTAGGTTCGATTGGTTCATTGGAATTGATATCGTAAATAACGATGTCACGATCCAATTCAAAATTGAATTTCACACGACCATGAGTATTGTTGATCGCAGAAATGAAGTAGATGCCATTCTTGTCACGACCTACCAAGATTTTACCAATCTCACGACGCTCTGCTTTGTCCATGTCTTTGAATTTCACATAGCCAAAGATAGAAGAAACGATGGTTTTTGCTTCACCTTCGTGAGGCAATTGAGAAAGCATGACCAGACCTTCTAGGATAGCCAAGAAGGAAGTAATTTGACCATCTTTAAAGTCAAACTTAATGGATTTTTGTTTACGTTGTTTGTCTTCAGACAGACCAGTATAAACATTCAGGTGCAATACATTGCCTGTAACGTAGAGATTGAATGAAGCAACTGTTTTCTCTTCATTACGACCCCACAAAGACATGATACGAGTGTGGGTAATATTGTTACGATATTTAGGAGCGAATCGTTGTTCAGCCATTTTGAAAATCCTTATTAGGTAAAAGTGGAAATGTAAGAGTGTTTCATTAAATGTGTTAGGTGTAAAGTTATTCACATACCAGTAATCACGTCTAAGAGACGATGACGAATTTGATAGTCTTTCACACTGTTGATATTATAACGAATCTTATCCGCAGTGGTTAAAGGTGTCCATCTGTTCTCTTTAGCTAATTCGATTATGGTTTGTCTAAACTTTGGTACTTTCGTACGAAACAATGTTTTGTCTCCTAAGATAGTTAATAAATCTAACCTAAATGGCATAGGAGGAATCGCATTGTGATTATCGTACTTCGTATACCACAACTCACGACCTTTGATTGCTCCAGTGTGTGTTTCCAGTAGTTTGAGATTACTGAATCGTCTATAAGCGGTTAAATCGTAAGCGTAGCTGGTAATGATAAAAGCTTTGCGTGTTTCTCTGTCTGTGATTTGATTCTTAAAGATACGGATCATTTGTTTTTTATCACTGGGAATATCAGGATTCAAATGAGCATTGTACTTCTTCAAAAAAATCTGTAAGGTGTTTAACATCCTTTTGGTATAGTTCTTTTGCAATTCCGTATTATCGAGTTTCAAAAGTACTTCCTTATTGATGTGTTCTAAGTCGTAGTAGTTCGGTGTGTAAAATACGACTTCTACACCATTACATTCATTTCGACACACGTCTTTAATCATTTCGATTTCAAACATCAATGCTTCTGCTAATTGCATGTCTGAAACCAAGTCATGTCGCAATCGTGGGATAGCTCCCCAAAGATTACGGAATAAAGTTTTAACGTTAATCCAGATTACTTCAACATTTCGATAAGGTTCGACTTTATGTTTTAAGTCATCATGGATGTTTAGCAAAGATTCAAATGCTAAGGAAGTACCAATCGATAATGGTATCTTTCCTCTTTCTCGTTCATTGGTAAAGTCCATGATGCTGTCCTTAAACAATGTCTTTTAAATAGTCTGGAATCAGTTTGACAATACTACTGGGATTACCTCGCTCAGTAGCTTTCTTTGTAATTAAGTCAATAATGTTGTTTTCATTAATAATCAAAGGCACGTATTCATTCTCTACTGAGAAGACTTCTTTATCCGTAGCAATGACACTTTTATCTGTTACGACTTTAATTGACCAACTGATCAATGGATATTCTGCTTTTAAAGTCATGAAAGATCTGTCTGCTGTAATCGGATGTCCTTGTTCACATTCTAATCTGACTTTACTGTGTAATGGTAACTTAGTCACAATCTTTTTCACTTTATCTAAAGAATCATCGATCGATAATCCTGTAATGACAATAGTCTTATAGATTGTCGCTAATTCATTTTCAATAAACTTAGCTTGAAAAGTACCGTCAGGTTGCATGACAAAATCAATCATGCCTTTAGGTTCTTCTTCCCCGTGTTTTAAACGAGAGAATGAACCAGGTGCAATAATGCGCTCAAATGTAGAATGGGTATGGACGTGTCCAATGAATATTGGGCCTTTAACAATAGAGAGGTAGTTGTCTTCAATGTGTTTATGGTCTGCAGAGATTTCCGGTAATTGATACTGGAAACATCCATGCATAACCGCCATATCGATTTGCTTTAACTGCTTCTCATCCATCAGTTCTAAAACTCTTTGATAAGTATCATCAGGAGAGGAACGAGGACGATCAGGAATAAACAAAACGTGAAGATCAAATTTGTCAATATATTTAATGTCAACATCTTTAACAAATAATAAATCGGCATTAATGCCAGAGTTCTCATTAATGTGGACAAACTTCTCCATTTGTCCCGCATCGTGTAATGGGGTACCATCTACAATGATCAAAAGACAATCGTGTTCTTTATGCCATTTTAATAGATAGTAAATCGACTCTTCAGTCGTAAAAGTATCTGGATGGTTATTGGGCATGAGTTTATCCCAGTAATCACCATCCAGTACAGTAATGTCGTAGGAATAAGATGTTTTATCGTAAGGAAAGTAATGTCTTACTTCTTCAAATATCTTTTCAGAAGGGGTTTGAGCATGACAAAAATGCACATCACCAAACACCCGTCCCTTTATTGGTCTTAACATCTTCTTATCCTTGTAAATTTAGTTAGTAATCATCGTCGTCAGAGATAAAGTCAAGACTAACATTATTTACAGATTGGGTAGAAGGTTTCTCTTCTTCTTTTTGTTCAGGTTGATTTTCTGCTTTAATCTTATCTGCAATATCCAATACACCCATGACTTTAAAGAATTCACGCCATTTGGCTTTGTGGGCTTCAATTGCTTCAGGTGATACACGTGAGACTAAAGCATCAAAATAATCTTTACGTTCTGCTGTACCTAATTCATGGTAGTTTTCAGCATAACGATTGATTTTAACTAAAGTACCACCTACCGTGTCATCACCTGGTTCTACTGTATCTTTATCGGCAGAAACCAAGTGATAGAATCCATCAGGATAAATAGAAGGTACTTGTGCGACAATCTTGCCTTTATGGGTAAGATTAACCGGACGATAAACACCACCTGCAAACTCTAACCAAGTTACATCGTCGTATGGATCTTCTGTAGACACAAATCCGCAATGACGTGCTAAGTAGTTATTGATGTAGTCATGTACATCCATGGTGGAGAGTTCTTCATCCATTTGTCGACGGATGTCTTGTATTGTAGCCATGTGTTCCTTAATAGAAAGGTTCATGGCTTCTTCTACAGATTCCACTTCGTTTAATGAGTTTTGGTTTTCTTGTTCCAGTAGATTGATTTCTGCCATTTTAATTTAATATCCTTTATTGAATCTATCCAATGTGTATTTAAATACACCACCTTCGTAAATCACAGGTTTCTCGACTTCAATATAGCCTTCTTTATCTGTTACCGTAACGGTTAAGAATAAGCCAATTGCAGCTTCATCTAAATCCGATAAGAGTTTCTTATTACCTTGTAAGTCCGCTAAGGAAACTTCTACTGTTACAGAATCGAAAAACTTACTTAAGTAAGACTGTAAGTATACTTCCATAGAAGTACGCAAAGCTTCTACATCATTAACATTATCAGCATTAATGACTTGATAGGTTTTAAAAGTACGGTAGTAAAGTGAGGATTGAGAACCATCTGAAGTAAAGAAGTTAGCCAATAGTCTGTCTAGCTTAATATCCACACCTTTGTCTATCCAGCCAATTCCGTCTAATGTCGGCACCATTTTGACATTAGGATCTTTATTCGTAATTGCCATTTGTCTAATCTTTTTCAAACACAAAGTAAAAAAAAGAGTAGACAGGTTTTCCTGCCTACTCGTTTCCAATTCACATTATAAGTAATTACCGTCCAGACTTGTCGGGTCGATAATTCCTTCTTCCTCATCCTGCGATGAAATCAGATTGTATAAAGCATTCCAGTTTTGTTTGATGATGAATCGCTCATTCACCATTAACTCTGGAAGTTCTTCTACTTCATCATTGTAGTAGAATACAAACTTGTCTTCTGCTTCGTCATCTAACCAATCTTCATCACCATACTGCATCGCACCATTCATGACATTTTGGAAATATGGGTTCTGTGAACCCACTAATCCTGGATAAGGATTATCACGTTGCCATCCTTCCATACGACCTGACATAAACTCTTTCAAGAAGTATGGATTTGCCATGGTATAGTTTTGGTTATTAATTGATGCGGTACGGAAATCGTCTACGGTATAGAGTCGTTTGAATCCTTCATCAAACATATTGCCTGTACTGTCTAAGTTATTCTTAGCCAGATTAATGGAACGCATAGCTGATGCATGGAAGTTGGACATCAATTGATCTTGAAATCCTTTTACGACTTCTCCATACTGAGCAGATAAGCTTTGGATTTGGTTTTGAATAAAGTTTGCCGTATCTAGCGATATGGCTCCGTACATGTGGTTACGCATTGCATCACGACCACCGGAAATTAACATAGCCATAATAGTTTCCTTATAGAGACTTAAGCTTTAAATTGATTCATGAAGCTAAGCTGTTCTGGATTAGGTTGAGTTTCTTTTGTCATGGCTACGGCAATAGACATGGTAGTAGGTTTAGGCAATGAAGTCACACCATCTGCCGTATAAGGATCAATCAAGTTATTGACTGAATACTTAGGTTCAAATGGTTGTAAAGCACGTGCCGTAATATTATCTAAGAGCAATAGGAAATTTTCTGTGTCGCCATCGTAGTCACCATTGTACATCGGAGCGATAGGACCTGATGTGGAGGCTGACATATCTCTTGGATCGGTTTTTACACGTGTTACCCTCAATAGCAAAATCGAACCATGTTTCAATGTTGGGTTACGGTTTAATAGGATAGGAATACCATATTCACCACAAGGTGCTCGAGATTCCATGATCAGTTCTGTCATGATTTGGTGAATCTCTTGATTATACACCATTTGGTATTTGGTCATGATTGCCATGATTTGGTTAGCGGAATATCCTTTCTTATATAACTTAGAACGAATATGTGGACCAAATAAAGACATTGCACCTACCCAAGGTAACCATACTTCATCAAAACGATGCGGTTCAGTAATCGCTGTTACTACGAAACGCGCTGAAAAGTGAGAGCGTGTTGCGTCAATATGTTTACGGAATAAACCATACTTCTTACTCAAGTAAGTTGGGTCGATTTCTTTACCGTAATATTCTGCCATTTCGGATAAGAACTTAGAAGTACGAGACTGCTTCGTTTTAGCGGAGGTTTTGCTTCTTAAGTTTTCATCATTGTCAATACCTACCATGCGCCGTACTGCTTTTAATAGCTTAGGCGTAGAGGCATCTACCCATTGCTTACCATTGGATTTTTCAATAATGGTTAAAGCACGATTTGGAATTTGTACGTATTGTACCCAGACATCTTTACGATTCTCTTTAATCAATCGATAAAGTTCAGGTCCTCGTTCTTCTGCCCGAGTATTGAATTCTGGATTCAATAATAGGAATTCCATGTATCGATCAAAATTGTCGTAGAAGAATTGATAGCTACGAACATTCAATCCGTGTTCATCTAGTTTTTGTAATGCTTTACGAATAGGGGCTGACATCTTCGTGATCTTAGGTTTATAATCCGGATCTGTTAGCCATTGTAAAAGATTAAACTTAAACGATGAACGTTGTAGATAAGATTGTAATTGATACCAAATCTTGATGTTCATTAAAGCTGGAACACCTTCTGGTGCTCTTACCCAAATCTTATCATCTAGATTATTGGTCACAATCTCTTCTACGACTGTATCACATTTCTTACATCTTACTCCCTTATACATCTTCATGGACAATGCACCACAAGAGCATCGTGGCACATTATCGAATACTTCGCCTACTTCTAGCATTAATAAGCTATTAATCGTAGCTTTATCTTTTTGGCTACGATTCGGCAGATCATTGACGATGATTTTCGCACAGGTGGTATTGTTGTAAATCTCGTCACTATTGACGTATTTTAAGTAAGTTCCCATTTGTTTACACTTCCTTCATGTAGTTAGTTTGCTCTCAAAATAGATCATCAAAGATAATGCTATTTCTAAAAAATAAAACCTATAACAAACATAAGAAATATTCCCTCCTAACCCTTTTGAGGCTAGGAGGAAACATTCTATACTACATTAGTAGTGACGACCGTAGTTGAAAATACCTGCGCCTTGTTTAGCACTGGCTACGTTTTGGTAGCCGAGCTGAGCACCGATATTAGAAACCATGGCGTTGTTGATGTGTACTGCGTATTGTGCTTGGTTAACTGGAACAACAGTATTGCTGTTGAGCAAGTTCATACCAGCATGACGCATACCCAATACCAGAGCTTGGATGAATCGAGCATCGAAGTCTACACGTACGCCATAGCCAGTGACTTTAGCAGAAGGTGCTTGACGTTTGATGACGTCTTGTTGGATACCCAAGCGTTGCAGCGTATTCAGAGAAGGATCTACAGAAGCGTAAGTCCAGTCTGTTACGATAGCCATGTTTTCTACTTGACCATTGACTTGGTTCAGGAGCAGACGACGGTCGAAGTCTTGCAATGAACGGATGGCTTTGAGTTCGTTGTTGTAGTAAGAACCCACGAGGATCTGACGATCACGCAGTGTAGATACTACACGACCATCACCACCGAGTTTCTTATACTCTTCAGTGAACGCACCGTTGGTCAGCAGAGTGGCCAGATCGATCAGGTAACTGTTGTAAGAACCTGGTTTCACGGCTTCATCGTAAGATTCGATGGCTGCTTGCAGGATGGCGTTGTATTTCCATTCGCCAATGGTACCCAGACCTACTTCCAGAGAGAATACTACGTCAGGACGGAAGTAAGTGTTCAGGGTTTGTACCCAAGCGGCATCGTCGTATTTAGGATCGTCAACTGGGAACGGTTCGAAGTTAGGCAGACGCAACATTTGAGAAATGTCGTAGCCCAGACCTGCTACTGAATGCAAGCTGTTAGGAGCTTGTTGTTTCGGATTCAGTGCAGTCATTACCCACCAGTAGTTGTCCCAAGAAGCAATCACGCCGGATACCAGACCGAAGAGGATGTTACCCATGGTCTGGCTGTCAGATGGGTTAATGGAAGTGAATACCACGTTAGTGACGTATACACGAGTTGCATCCACCGGAGTTTGTTGACCAGTGACTTGTGCAGCACCATAGCCAGTAGAACCCCAAGGATTCATGGCGGATGCCAGACCAGCAGTATTTGGAGATACCGGCAACAGATCAACATAACCAGTCAGGCGAGTCACTTCACGAGCGATGTTGGCACCATCCAGGAAAGAGCCGCTGTTTTGAGATTCATCACGAGAAGATACAGTGTGGATGAAGTCAGCACGAATCGGTTGGCCAGCGTGGTCGAATACAGGAGCAGTGTTCAGTTTGCGTTCGCAAGTCAATACTTCAGTATTTTTGTGCGCTGCAAAGTTCATGTCGATGAGTTTACGTTCACGACGGTTTTTCTCATATTCGGCGTGAGTGATACAAGCCATCAGGTATTCGATCAGATTGTTCAGGACAACACCTTGATCTTTCAGATCGATTTCGTCAGTGAACAGAGTAGAACCACCGCAGTAGACAGCATCTTCTTTGAATTTGTCTTTAGCGGTTTTCACGAACAGGTTCACGAGTTCTTGTGCATTGAACATTTGGCTAGGCAAGATGTCGATGCTGAACTTACGACCATTCAGATCTACTTGTTGTTCACGCAAGGTATCAGTGGATTTGCAAATTGCTACGGCGTATACGCCACGCAGGTTTTTCTCACCATTCTCACCATTGCGACGAGCAGTTACCAGCATGACGTCTAAAGGCAGTTGAGGATGGTTGTTGTGGTCCATCGGAATGATGCCGATGTCTACTTCATTTACGGCAACGCGAGCTTCCAGAACTTCTTTCAAAGTTTTCTCAAAGCTCATCAGAGAACCATTGATGACATTGAAGCCACCAATGCCACGGTTACCAGAGAAAGTGAAGGGTTTAGCGTTTCCCAAGAAACCGCTTTGTTGTTGGTTTTGTTTATCGTTAAAATCGATAGCCATTTTTCTTTTTCCTTTAAAATAGAAGGGTTGTTTACAATTAACGTTAACTGTAATAGATAGAATATAAAGATTGATTGAATTACATTCTGTTCCCTATTACACATTAATAGTATAGAGTTCAATATTTTTTAAATTACATTGAATTCAATACTAAAATGTTCGTTTCTACAAAAAGAGATAATATATCTCCCTATGCTAACCCTTTCGGATCAGCATTATATTCTTTCATATATAAGTAGTAAGCTGAAGATTTTATTTACTACCAAATAGTGACTCAGGATTGGCGTAATAGTAAATCTTCATATGACCGTCTATTACTTAAAAATTTTATTATATCAAAAAGAGTTCAGCTAATGTTTAATATTGTTGGTATCACGAACCAGATACGTAAGGAAGAAACTTGGCATTTGGCTTATGCTAACCGAGTGATCGATAACAGATTAAAAAGAGCCATTAACTGGTATCGTAACAACTATTACTACGTAGCTGGTCAACACATTCTTTATCGGATTTTACATCATCTGGATATTGGGGAGGATATTCCTGATGAATACGTAGAACAATACGTTTATAATACGGCTTTTGTGAAAGCCAATGCTTTAGGATTTACTTCTTATCGTAGTGTGGGGAAATTACACTATGGAAACTTCTATGGTCCAAATACAACAGAAGTAATCACTATAGTAGAGAATAACTGGGATTGGGAATATGTCAAAAGAGAATGGCAAGAATTGAGTCCTGTGATTGTATTACGTCATGACCAAACCCATGTCTCTTATAACTTAATGACGATTAAAAATTATGTTGATAAACCAGGCTTTGTCATTATCCAGATTGATATTAATCTATTAGTCATGCAATACTTAGCTTGGCGTATTCATCATCGTCGTATTAAGGTAGTCAATCCTGAACACAAGATTCCTAATATTGGTTACTTCTTAGGCATGGTCGTTTTACCTAACATGTTACCTTCTCATTTGAACCAAGTGATTATTAATAAGAACTGTATGTTAACAGATGACAGTATTTCTCCTACGATTGATTACGTAGGCACTTCGTTCTATGTCAATACTTCTTCTCAAGAATTAGATGCGGATATTAAAGACATCTTCTCTCGAGCTAGAAATGGTAACTACAATATTGCTAAGATTTGTCAGAACATCCACGGGATTGGTGATGTAAGAGCCATTACTTTTATGGATAATCCTCCTATTCTTTTAAACAGACAGAATAAGTGGGTTTATGTTTTAGCCATGTCTCGTTTCTTAAGACATTGTTTGAATGTTCCTGCTCAACCTTACATGTATGTCAATCGAGGATATATTAATCGATTCAAATACGAACTTCTAAGTTTAAAAGGAGGTAGAGTATTTGACGATTATCGAATAGCAGATTTAAAACCTCTGTTTGAAAAAGAAGTCGAATGGTTGTTTAATTTGTAAAATAAGATACACTCCTCTATCCAATTAAGGATAGAGGAGTAATGTTTTATGCTTTCTCTGCTAATTGAGATTTGATCCGATAACCTTCCAGTTGCCAGATTTTCTCAAAAGCATTGTTATAAGCGACTTGTTGACCAATAGTCTGGTCAAAGTTTTCAGGATCGATACAAGCCGAATCACCGACTACCGTAAAACCATTTTTCAGTGTAATCGCACAAATAGTTACCGTAGTATCTGGTACTCGATGATAATAAACACGTTGTACCAATGATTCCAGTTTCTCTTCATCTAAAGAAATGATTTCACTCATTTTGATTTCCTTTAATAATAGTCAGATATTAATTTGCTGTTGAATTTATCAAAGAAGAAAAATCCTACAGCTTCCAGTGCAATGTAATAAGGTGCACACAAGTTAATCACAATGTCTCGTTTCGCTACCATAGGAATAATCTCAGCAGGAATCGGTTGAGAAGTAAATACTCCGTAAGGAATATTAATGGTTCCTAAGTAGTCTTTCTTCCTTTTTCTCATGTTCTCACGAATATCATTAGCCAATTCTTGATTCACAAAAGAATTTAGCCAATTTTCCATATCGGTTTTATTCGCAATATCTAACTTCACGTTAAATGAAGAATAAGGAGGAGGGTCAGTCATGCCATAGTGTTTACCAAAGGTTTCATTCCAGAACTTATAATTCGCAAAAGGCGACTGGTCTTCTTCTTTCTTATAAGAATCTTTCTCTTTAATTTGGGTAGAACGATAATAAATAGGTTCACCTTTTTCTAGAGAATGAATGATCTTTCTTTCTGCATCTGCGACTTCTTTTAAGATATCGAGTACTCTGATCTTTTCATCACTATGGAAATTGTACAATCTTTCCATAATCTGTTCAGCGTGTTTAATGATGTCTTGAGGACTATTTGAGTTCCTCATGTGGACACCTTTCTTCTCAATATCCAATTCTGAATAAACGTTACCTTCTTGAATGGCAATCGTAGCAATATAGTGTTTCGTACGATTTAAGTTTACGAAGATCACGAAGTTAAATTCATTCTTCATGGCAATACCCCAGATATACTTTTCAGGTACACCTAGGTTTGCTGACATGGTTGCTAATAAGTGTTTTAAAGTTAATGAAGACAACATTACCATAGCAGAATAAACACCTGTTGATAATTGTTTGTCTTTAAACCCACGAGATTTATTTGTATACCATTTAGTCCATGCTTCTGTCGTAAAGATAGAAGAGTCAGTATCTGACATCAATACGACTTTACGCAAGATTGCTGGTAACATGGCTAGTGAAGAAGGTAAGTGACGAGAGCGTAAGAATGTTTGAATATAATCCTTATACTCTTGGAATACATGATACGTATTGATGACTTGTGAAGCCATATCCAATACGGTTTCTGTTTTCACGTATTCTGATTCTCGTTCACCAATCACTTTATCCGAATGGACTTGAATGGCGTGAATCTTAATTTCATCTAATGCACTATTGAAAATCTGTCCTGCTTCTTCTAATTCCAATCCTGGAATTCTCTCTACTTTTTCAGAAAGTTTACCAATGAATTCGTACATGAAGTCTTCATTGAATTTCTTCATCGCATGTAAATCGTAAATATAAGCAATACATGCTCTTTCTTCACGAGTACATTTAAATAAGAATTCTTTAATAAGTTGTTCTTTCTCAGGCCATCTCCAATAGTTACGGGTACATTCTAAGATGTAATCAAATAACTCTTCTGTATTAGGGACATAGAGATTGTATTTATCTAATACTGATTTTACTGCTTCTAAATCAATATTAGTGGTTAATGCTGCTAGGTTATTAATCGTCACATCGGCAGAATGATAATGTCGATTTCCACCTAGGAGTTTTTCATTATTGGCATTTGCATATCCAGAAGTCATCCGACAGTTTGAAGTCAATACGGGATGCATGGATATACAGTAAATTGGAGTAGAAGGTAATGAAGAAGCACCAGAAATAGAGTTAATGGAACGCTTAATGTTATTCTGTCCATTATTGGCAAAGGCTTCACCTACTGCATTGCCCATCTGTTTCATCTGGAACTGACGTTTCTTTAAGGCTTTACGTTTTGGGAATGCTTCTTCTACGTATTGAGAGATGTAAGACATTTTACGTTTATGCGGCATAAAAGTCGTAAACGTAGCAGCCATAATCTCTTCACCTGCAAAGGTTTCTTTTAAGTATTGCAATAAGGTAGAAGTATCATCTTCGTATCTATCACCATTTTCATCCTTACGAACACATTTGATCTTAGGATTCTTAATAGGGAATAAACCATTGGGTTTAATGTTTTCAGCAATAAATTCCTTAGCTTCTTCAAAGGGAATAGATTCCATAACAGATAGGAATTTAGCTTGTTGTTCTACGTAATCTCCTACTGGATTGAGTTTACGAGTATATTCGTGAGATTTTAATACAAATACATTTTCTTTTAGATCGTAATTCTTAACATTAATACCAGAGAGATCATTACGAATAGCAGCAGATGTACTCATTGTATTTTCCTAGATTAAAACTTTCAAAGGATAATGAATACATAGATTAATTTACACTCTACCCCTAAGTGGAGTAGAGTGTAAATAGATCACCTTATTGGGGTGGACGTGGGGTGTTCTCAGAACGACCAGAAGGCGTGCCTTCAGGATTTGCAGCACGTTCACCTTCGTTACCTTGAGCAGTAGGAGTCGCAACAGGAGGAATGAAACGACCACCGGCTTCAGCAGCGCCTGGAACAGCTCCAGCGCCTTCAGTGCCGGCAGCAGGATTCACTTCTTCACGTTGCGGTGCGGCAGGAGCGCCAGTCATCATTGCGTATTTAATGTTTGCCACGGCAGAAGTATCATTTTCTACATGGGGAATTGTTTGTTCATTAAAAACACGCTTAGCATTACGAATAAGAGGAGAATCATCTTTAGAAACCTCTCCTTGGAGCCAATATACAACTTCGCCGCCTTCGTAAGCTTTTTTAGGCTCTTCTACGCCTGTAGCTTCGACTTCTTGGCTGCCTTCGACTTTCTTTTTAGCCATTGATTTAATCCTTTTTGATCAAAAGAAAAATAGAATGAATTAAGATCTTAAATCTCATACAAAAACATATAAAACTTACTCCCCCTACCTCCGTAAAGAGAGGTAGGGGTTTCAGTTGGGTTGCAAGCGTAGGTATTTCCACTATCTAGTCTTACTGGATATTAAAGGGGAGATCGTCATCTCGTTGTATCTGGGATCCAATGTATTTCTTCATAGAGGTAATTTCGAAGGTGTGAATCCGAATATTACCCATACCGCATTCGTGATCAAGAATGACTATAAAGAAACCACTCAATGTCTAGCTAAGCTTGGGGAAGGCTATTGAGTCAGTACGGCTGTTTTGGTCCGAATTCGCTTTGGTTGAGCGAGGAGAGTTTTCAAAGCTTCGGAGCGTGAACATACTGACTGTAGACGATTAAGAATAAGTACTAAAGTGTCTTTCGGTCATATATAGAGTACTAAAGGGAGAATTAGCTCTCTGTTAAGACCAAATTAAAATTGTTGTAACCTTGGATAGAAAGTGCTCTACGAATAATCTCCAAGTCTTCAATAGATACACCATCAATTGTAGCAATGATACGATCTGCTCGAGTTTCTTGCAAGGTTTCTAAATTAATCCAATCCATGGAATAAATGGTTTCTAGTCCAGAAGAGTTAACTAGCTTCACATAAATCATGGTCATAGGGTCATTGTTATAACCCACGGGAAGATGTGGACGCATTTGCTCATGTAAAGCAATAATGTCTACACCATTAGAAATTGCATTTTGGGCATTGAGTACCGCTAAGCATTTCGCATTCGCAATACGCGTACCTAGTACTTCAGGAGCATAAGTATCAAAGGAATAAACCTTGCCGATTTGTAATTGTCGATTCACAGCCATTTTAAATGGGACTCCACGGATTAGTCTTATAAAGAATGATGTTAAAATTGTCGTACCCACCAATGTGGTAGCAGTTGACTTTAAAGAGTCCATCTGCTTGTAATACAGGTTTTGGTAGGTATAATTTATTCGTCATCATGATCGAGAGTACTGAGCGATACAAGCGATAAGCTAATTCAATTAATCGATTCTCTGTTTCAACATCTAAAGTGATTTCAGGATAGATATTTAAAAAAGAAAACTCATTAAAGAAATCATCTGGATTTTGCATTTGAAAAAGATGATCTTTCTTTCTCAGTACTCTATCGATTTCCATTATGTATAAATGAAACTGGTTTACACTAAAGGTGAAAGTACGTTTCATTTCATTCATAATCTCAAAGACTAGATTCCCATCTGAAATGTAGTACTTCTCTGATAGATCGATATAGTAGGCTTTTAAAACGAAGTCTGGATCGTCTTTTAGCCTTTGGTGCGTTAAGTTCATACGACATTATCCAGAATCAGAGATTCCTTAGTAAACAAGATATAATTGTTTTGTGAAGACAAGTACATGCCTTTGTCACTAATGAATCGATAATACGCTTGAATGACTTGAAAGAGTGTGTCGTACAATTGTATTCCCATTGGGGTATTTTGGTAATGTTCAATATTCTCTACGAAAATGTCTGATAAGAGAATGGCTTCTGTAGAAGCTTTTGCATCGTAATCGATGTTGTTGTAGGGTCTGTTTCTAGAAATGAAGTCCACCAACTGATGAATGTCGATATGGTGGTTGGTCATTTTATAAATTAAATCTGTCGCGATTAACAACTGGCTAGGGATGTTAACGCTAATAACAGTTTTCTTGCCTAGGGACATATGTGTCTACTCCAATATTGTTTTGGTATCTTAAGCAATAAACAGAGGCTACTGGCAGGTAGTCAATGTCTTCTTGCACTTGAATATAAACACATTCTTTATTTGCTGCTTTTGCTTTATCTAAAACTTCATTCACTAAAGTATCTAAGTACTTTAGGATGGTATCTGCTACTTGAATGTCCAGTCCTATATTTGTTATGGTTTCCACGAACTGAACATATTTGTCTGAATCATTGTCAGGATTAACGTATTCGTCGTATAGCTCGGATAAGTGTACTAAAAAAAAGTGGTGTACACTTTCGTATCCACAAGTACGGAAATCCCAAGAGGATAACTTCTTCTTGAGAAGCTCCTCTTGGAAAAATGCGTAAATGTCAATAAGACAGATATCGGCTAAATACGTGACTGAATATCTATTTCCTGAGTTGTAAATCGTATTTTCCATACTTAGTACTACTTTCTGAAAATAAATTTTACAGTGTAAGTTTTGCTGCTAATGCTCGTTCTTCCATTTGTCTTCGACTCTCTACGACATTTTCTACGTAGATATCAGATACGTCTAAAAGAACCCGAACAGGATCTACTTCACTACAAGCTCTGCCTGTTTCCGCTTCTTCAGTCTCGCAAGCAAACTGATGCATCATTTCCCATTCAATTATTCTGTAATCTCCTAAACTTTTTATATAGATGAATCCGTTTGTAAAAGTGGATACGTAAACATCTTGTTTATCGAGTTTAGAAGTAATGATGATATCTTCGACCAGTTTTAAAAGATTGTATACCAGTACAAATAAAGGATTCGTACTGAAATCTTTTCTTTCTAATCCGTCTTGGATTAATACTTGATAATGTAGAGGGAATATACTACTTACAATTTCTTCAACCACATCATGCATTCGGTAGAATTCCATTCCACCAAAACGTTTAGGTAGATCTCGTCTTAATACATAATCAACCACTTCTTTAACTAATGCTAAAGTTTCTGCATGACAAATACGTGCAAATACAGCATTACTAAATGGTGTATAGATGACTTCTTTTGTTTTAATGTCTTTTACTTGGCATTTTCTAAAAGTATTGAATGCCTTGATGGATTTCTTGTAAGTGATTTCAGCACAAGATCCATCAATGTCTTCTAACAAGTAAGTATTACCTGGGATAATGATTTCACGATAAGTTGCCCAGTTATAAAACCCATAGTCTTCTGTTTCAAATACAGGTTTAGAATAGATTCCTATTTTCACTAATTGCTGCTCTACGTCTTCTAATATTTCTCGTACGTTTAAGCTAATGATTTCTTCGTTTTCCATGATGGTGCCTTAGTGTATAAATGTAATCGTTAAATAGAATGGATCAATAACAAAAGTAATCGGTAGTTTAATGCCTTCGTTATTGATGTTCTTATCTTGAATGAATGAGCAATACTGAATATCTTCTTGATAAGCTTTCTCTAGTGCTGAAATGGTTTTAGAGAAGAAGTTCTCTAAATGTCCACTTTGGATTGCCGAGATTAACATTGAGATATCTTTACCGACTTCAGTGTGTCCTGTTAAGTTTCGATCGAATGTTAGTAGTAGATTAACGGTATCGATGATTTGGTATTGTTTATTAACAATTACCCAACAACCCATTCTTTCTAACCAATAGTTAAGAATGATGTTCAAACCAGCATACCAAGACCATACGTCTCTTTTAAATCCACTGCGTTCAAATTCTTCTTCGTAAATCTTATTAATTCCTAGATTATAAATCCAGTTAAAACTTGATAAAGTAAATCGATGGTTTGTGATGTATTCACCTAAGAGTTCTTGCGAGGTTTTCTCAGTTACAGAACCAATAGGGTTTTCTAATAACTGATGTCCATATCGGAATACATCTTGAATCGCTTTATCGATATCTAAAGCGAAAAAAGTTTGTTCCATGATAATTTCCTATATAGTTAGATTATTTTGGAATATTTGTCATAAATTCATAAAGTCTGTAAAAATACGCATAGAAAGACTATACCTACCCTGGTAAGGGGTAGGTATAGGTCTTAGTTAGTTTTTCATTCCTAGCGCATTCTAGAGTGGTTAGAACACCAATCCAGATTCGTTGTCGCTATCAGCAACATTAATGGATGAACGAACACGAACATTTTCTTTCTTATCGAATTCTTCAATGCTCTTCGTCAACTCATTAATCACACGAGCCATCAAGTCACTATCGTGAATCGTGAAGTGTACGTTATAAAGAGGTTTCTCTTTAGAAACGTATTCAAACTTACCTTCTACACGATAGGTACATTTGATTTCTTGATGTTCGGTATCTTCTGTCGTATTGATGGTAATTACAGAGATAGGTTGAGTATCATCCAAATCTGTTTTCAATACGCGTTCCAGTTCACGTTCATCTGAATCTACTGGGGTCACGACATTAGCCAGTAAAGACAAAGAAGCTGGAACTGATGAGACTTTGGTATAATCTAAGAAGTTAGTAATGTCAGCAGAGTCTACACCATGAACATTACCGGAAGTCAAGATACGAAGATCCAGTACTGCTTGAGAGATTTTCTTATTGACTTCTTGTGGGGAGAGTTTAGGAGAAACAGCAGAAGAAGCATAGTTTTGGAAGTACTTCACTACTGCAGGTTTCTTAGACTGACGTGCAATCGATTCGTAGCTACGCAATGTGGCTTGAGTATTGTACGCATAATTGCGAGTAGTAGCATCACCCACCACAATAGACATGACATTACGATTTTCAGCCATCAATTCTTTCATCAGAAGTACTGAAATGACCGAACCTGAACCACCTGATGCAGAATGGATAATCACATTCAAGATATCGTCGTCAGCAGTATGGGAATTCACAATACCTGCCGTATGCGGCATGATTTTATCGATATTGGATTTACGTACTTGACCATTACCATCCAAATCAGGAATCAAGGTTAAGTTAACCCCGTGCTTTTTGAAGAAGTCTTCATTTCGTTTGTAGTTAGAAACGGAAGTGTCAACCAATACGACATTCAGTTGGGCTAACTGAGAATCGTCTTGTTTGAGGTGGTCTTCCAGTACGGTTTTCACGCAATCGATACCCGCACCACCGACACCGAATAAGTTTACAATATGCATCTAATATTTCCTTTCGAACATTATAGAGCTTTATTTTGCTCAATATAATAATATATTTATATAACTAATTAGATTATTCGTATGAAAATTATAGCTTATACTATTTATTAAAACACGAATGAAAGGATGGACTTATGTCTACCGTGAATATGTGTCTAGCCGAAATTCATCAAGTGATTCCAGAAGAACTCATTGAGGAGGCATTTGTCACACCTTATAGGCAAGATTACTATCGTCCTGCTAGTGCAGATGCTCGTATCATTACTGAAGTATTTGAAAAACGAGTGATTCCTGATTTATCTTTGGAATATGCTCATCAAGTCACGATTCCTTTAGAAGCTTGTCAGATTGAACGAATCAATGTTTCGGACTATGTGGTTGTCGTACCACCTAATGTCTTACAGAATAGAAAGATACTGTCTGTATTAGGGGTTAATACGGTTAATCTTTATAATAACTCTTTCTTTGGTTCTGATGGTTTAGCAGCAGGGGTATCTTCTGTTATGGCAGCAGGTGCGAAAATGGCCGCTGGGAATAGTTCTATCCCACCTAACTACTTAGAGAAAACAGAAGTCATTTCTCCTAATTCTTTTATCATTAAGCGAGCACCTTACTTAAATCCTAACTGTGTGATTGATGTATTGGTTGAACATGATTCTAAATTAAATACGATTGATCGTACAGCAATTGCTTATGTAAAAGAATTGAGCCTATTGGCTTGTAAAGCTTATATCTATAAGAAGTTAAAGATTCGTGTGAATCGTGCTATGTTAGATGGTGGTTCTGAATTGTCTGCATTTAGTGAATGGTTAGATACTTACGCAGATGCTGAGGAATTGTATCAAGAGAAGAAACGCGATGCTTCTCGTATCCTCTGGCAAGCAGATGAAGATCAAAACTGGAGACTCTGGCGTTTGACCATGGGTAACTTAGTTTAATTAAAAAGAAAGAATACGTGAAAATGAGTTTTACAGTGGTACCTGTTTATTCATTTAAACCTCAATTGAGTACTGAGTCAGCTATTTTACCCAGACGATTTCAAGATGATGAACTCGTTCCGATTATGGGTGACTTTGCCACTCAAATTGCTTGTCGTTTAAATGAGATCTTCCGTAAGGATGGAACTGATCAAGAACACATGGTGGAATCTATGGGTCGTGACATGGGTGATAAGAATGATCCGACTAAGAGTTATACCATTGGTCGTAATGATGTCATCAGTGGTGTTGATGATTCTATTCCTGCTATGCGTGATGGACACTTAAGTGTAGAGCATGTAGAGGGTGGATTAGGATTATACGATATTACAGGTGAGATTGCTGGATTGATTAAAGGCAATTCTCATCCTTTTATCTGGACAATTCAGTACGAGACTTTAACCAATAAACACATTGAGAAAGTCAGACAACTGATTGTTGAAGGATACTTTGTCAATTTGATTATCTTAGTACCCGCTGGTATTAAAATGGATGAAGTCCAACTGAAATGTGGTGATCTATTTGGTTTGATGGAAAGTACAGATAGATTGGCTGTCTTTGCTACTTTCGTCATGACCAAAGCTTAAAGCAAAAAAAAAGAAATACTCCTCTACCTGTAATAGGTAGAGGAGTATGCTTTATTGCACAATGTTATTGTTAACTGCTTGACTCAATGCATTCAAACTCAGTTTTGCTAACTTGTGAAAATGAATTACATCGAAACAGTTGACATTGGGTTTAGTGACTAAACCTTTAGTCGTGTTAACATAAGACAATGCTTCTGGTGTCAAGTCTAACTTCAGACTAGCCAATTCTTTCTTAATGGATTCTCTGATCTCTTTATCCAGAGTGATAATGAACGAAGCGGTAAAATTGTATTCTTCACTATTACCTACTTGATCAGGAAGGTAGAGAATACGAATACAAAGTGAAGGCCTCTCTTTAGGATTTTCACTATCGGATAGATAAAGTACGATATCATCAAAGTGGAAGCAATTGATTGGTAGATTAGCGACTTCGGTACGATACTCAAACTCAGTCATCACTGAATCATCAAGGCATACCATCGTCGTTACGACGTCAAAGTCTTTAAGACGATAGTTTTCTTTATCTCGGAATAATTGATTGGTCAAATCGTCCACAATAGACTTAGGTAAGTTCTTGTGGTAGAATACGGTGAATGCTACTTTCTGATTGATCGTAATCAGTTTTGGCTTCACGTATTCGTAAGGATCAGCTTCATCAGTTTCCGTATCGACTGCTTCCAATTCTGGTAAGGTAGAAACCACAAAGGGATCACCATATTCCAATGCTCTCGTGCAGATATTGATACCTAATTGAGCGAGTAGGTTAATATACTCTTCTCGCTCTTCTTGGGTTTGTCCTTCTTTGGAATAGTCCAGAATATACTTCACTGGTACTTTACCTACTGGACCAATGATCAGAGGAACAACTTCTTCGTCCTCTTCCAATTCTTCCAGTTCAGGATCGTATTGGTATTCTTCCATCGATTAAGCCTCGAATAAATCCAGAATAGCCTGAATACGTTCTACCGTAGGTTTATTCACACCCAATTCGAAACATACGTCATCACCTGGATCACCCAAGTTTACAACGTAGTTTTGAAGATTCAAGAAGGCGGCAACTTCATCCATGTAGAACAGAATCATTTTACCAATTTCCATAGTACGGTAAGTGAAACGTTCTTTATCTTCTTGTTGATCCAGATAAAAGAGATGATAGTGAACGTTATGCAAGAATTGTCTAGCTAGGTTATGCAATACTTCATTGGCTTCTTCACGAGTGATGTCAAGTTGTTTGGTTTTCATTTTAAAAGTCCTTTAATAAAAGTTAGAATAAAATTACACCATGCTCCAGTTGGAGATAGTGGTTTGCAGTTCAGAGGGAGAATAACCCTCTTTAGGGAAGATGTCGAAACCTTCTGGATTGACAAAGAGTTCCAAAAAGTATTCAGCAATATCGAAAACGTTAACTAAACAAAGTATTGCGTTCAATTGGAATACTTTATTAAAGTCTACGTTTTTGAAATTTCTCTTGATATAGCTACCAAGATCCTCAATTACTTCATCAGAGAAATCACCTTCATTTTCCAGATAAAGATAAGTCAAGTATTCTAAGATACCGACTACGTATTCTTTATCCAGATTACGATAGAACTTAATCATGACGACTAAGACGATTAAGTGAGATTCCTCTACTAAGAAGTCACCAATATAAGTGGCGTGATCCGCACACAAATTGATGTAGAAATAGAGGGAGTTAGTTAGGTATCTCGATACCTCACCAATGATACGTTCAGTCTGCCATTTCTTATCAGCAAAGTGCTGAATGTAATATTCCATTAAGAAGATTACTGAGACATGATAAACCAAACAGATTTCATCTAGTGAAGCATGAGTTAAATCTAGGATAGGGTTAGTAACATCAATCACGGAATTGTGATCAATTCGTGTAGGGAATCGAATCTGACGGAAGAGTTCATCTTCGTTCGTATTCAATACCCATTCATGGAATCCTTCTTGAATTCCATTTATAGCATTAGCGTGCATTAATGCATATGAGCTACCTGCTATATGTTTAATGGTTTTGGAAACGATCTCTTTGTCTTCTAATAAGAGATCACGTAAGGACACTGTTTCTCTATTTTGAAACAGTGGATTCTTAATTACGTCGGAATAAAATTCCTTCAGTACTGATTTGTTCATTTTTAATTTTCCTTTAGAATTTAGATAGTAAATAGCAAAAAATAAGTTAGAATAGAGAGATTGGATTAGTCCAATCTCTTTAAGTATATGTGCTAAATCGCATGAATGTGCGATTAATTCATGTTAATAGTATGGATTTGAAATAATTTATAAAGCGAGCGAAACATGATCCTTTATTTGTCTCAGTGGGATAAATATCCCTCGGCAATTGTACATACCTCCACAAAGAATCAGTCGTTCATTGACTTAGCAAACGTCTTTAAAAAGATGGGATTAAAGAATTATTATTTCCATTTGGCTTTGCATGATCCTGACTTGGAATTTGTGGATCCTTTTGCTGATAATTTGTCCCCACAAACCATTGTAAAAATTGCAAACGAGATTGCTGTCAATCCTTGGTATTTCTTCCGAGAGATTGCCCAAACACCAGACTCCACTAGTGACAATAGAATGTTCTTTAGAGCAAATAGGGCGAACATCTCTTTGTTCTGGTGTTTCTTTAACCATTGTCAATACTTCTTAATCCAACCACGTCAGACAGGTAAGTCTTACTCTACAGATATCATCATGATGTATTTACTCTGTTTCCGTAAGAGCCTGAAGTTATTGTTGTATACAAAAGACTCTCAATTGCGTATGTTAAACGTGATTCGATTAAGAACTCTGATTGCTACCTTACCTGCTTACTTAAATCCTTTAACTCGTAAGGATAGCAATAACTCCGAAGGTATTACGGTATTGAATAACAACAATTACTATAATACCATTATTGCTCAAGAGTCTGAAGATGCGGCGTATAAGAAAGGTCGTGGTAATACGGTAGAAGTACGTCAGTGTGATGAGGTAGCCTTCTGTAAACTCAATTACATTACCATTCCGTCTATGGGTTCTGCGATGGACGCGGCGAGGATGAATGCTTTAGCTCAAGGTAAAGAAACTGCTTCTATCTTCACGACTACTGCTGGTAAGAAAGATACGCCTCATGGTCGATGGGCTTATGAAGTTTGGAATGAATCAGCTCAGTTTGACGAGAAGTATTACGATTCTTTTAATGCAGAAGAATTTGAGAAGAGAGTACGTGCGGATTCTAATCCTTCTGATCCTTTGGCTAAGACTTTTGGTTTATTCCAAGTACAAGGGACATTCTCACATCGTCAATTAGGTTATACTGACGAATGGTTAATTGAGAACATGTCTCGAAACAAAGTAACGGGTGAAGATGCTTTACGTGACTATTATAACGTATGGACTTCAGGTACAGAGTCTTCTCCATTTACAGTAGAACAAGCACAGATGATTAAGAACAGTGAAACCGATCCGCTCTTTAGAGACATTGGTAAGTTCGGTATCGTCATTAACTGGTATGTCAATCAACATGAACTTTCTGACTTATTCAATCATTGTCCGATTATTGTGGGTCTGGACTCTTCTTCAGCTATTGGTAAAGATGCCTGCTCATTAACTTTTGTGAATGCTTTGGATTTGAATATTATTGGTACGGCGAGTATCAATAAAGTTAATCTATTCCAGTATTCTCAATGGTTGTGTGATTTGATTATTCGATTCCCTAAATTACTATTAGTACCAGAGAATCGATCATCAGCTCAAGGTATTATCGATTTCTTGATTGAAACCTTACCAGCACATGGGATTAATCCTTTTAAACAAATCTTCAATACGATTGTCCATGAGAAAGATGAGAATCAAAGAACCTTCTTGAACATGGATGCTCATCCGAATCCTGCTTCTGTAGCGAATATGTATCGCAGTACCTTTGGGTATAGTACTTCAGGTAAAGGTCGATACTCTCGTGATAACTTGTATGGTGAAACATTCTATCGGGCAATTGATATTATTGCCGATAAAGTGAAAGATAAGAAACTGATTCGTGAGTTATTGGGATTAGTGATTATCGATGGTCGGATTGACCATGGTTCGGATAAGGAAGATCACGATGACCAAGTCATCTCTTGGCTATTGGCTTGTTGGTTTATCTTCAATGGTCGAAATGTAGGATACTACAATATCAATCGTGGACGGTTCTTATCGAATGTCGTTTCTGCAGGCGAAGAAATTGATCCTGAGAAAATGATGAAGATGAGAGAACAAGAAGCTTTGAAAGATAAGATCTCTGCAATGTACGAAGAATTGTCTAATACAGAAGATCACTTCGAGTTTGCTAAATTAGAGAAAACCATTAAGTTGTTAGAATCTAGGTTAACTCCAGAATCTCGTTCTCAAATGGCTATGTCTATATCTGGCATGATTGAAGACTTGAAAGAAACACGTAAGATTAATGCGATGAAATCTTCTCCCGATATGTTAAACGATGTCATGGAAGGATTGAAGTCTATGTCTGATGTTTCTTTGAATCATCCGTTCTTAGGTAATCGTAATGATTACTTTGATACGGTTTATCAACCAAGCAATGACATTAGCAATATCAATTACTGGTTAGGATACTAAACAGAAAAGAAAGACTCTCTACTCCTTTTTAGGGAGTAGAGAGTACTTTTCTATTCTTGTCCGTTTTTCAGGATAATAGACATTTTAATGTCTAGGAAAGCCGAGACCACTGCATTGATCCTATATTCCTCAGGATAGATCCTAGGAAGTAAAGTAGGAATCTGTAGTGTAGAGTTCATCACCTTTCTCATCTTCGTGGGGAAGCACTCGGGCACAATGCCTGTAACTTGATAGATGAAGAATTTCTTATATCTCGTAAAAAAGAGTCCTTTATTCCTTTCCATTACATAGGTTCTTTTCACAACCACAATGTCCATAGAACAATTGAATTGATTCCCAATGGTAATGATGGTTGGTTCAGACTCTTTAACTTTAGTGAAATTGAACTCTGTTCGAACCAGACCTGAAATCGAACGAGTGGTCTTGTATGTTTTTTGAAAGAGTTTTTTCAAAAAGCGCATATCTCATTCCTTAAAGTGTTTTTAATAACTTTAAGAATAATGTAATATTGGCTATTAGAGTTATTTACGTTATCCTTGATAGTGTTTCATGGTAAATGCTCTTAATACAATATAGAGCATTACGCCGGTACGAGTAGCGGCAATAGCAGGTCCTGATTTGACTTTAGTCGCACGACGAACAATGTCTTCTATATCTGCACGAATCTCTAATAAAGATTCCTCAGTAGAACGAGAAGAAGTATAGACACCTTTCATCTTAGAAATCAATCCAGCAATGTCTGAATTGTTTTTCATGGTATTGCGATTTAAGTATAGGTAAGAGAGTAGATGATGCATGAGTTTAGCAATGATACCATCTATTTCTAATTTACCATCAGAGCCTTTTCCATAGGTATCGCTGATCCAGCTTAATGTGCTTCTGAACATTTGAGCAGGCATGGTTTTATTACTCGATTCAATAATGGATATTAAATCCAGTTTAATAAAAGAATGCTTATCAGCAATGATTCCTTCTAAATAACGTTTGTAGGTTTCGAGAGATTTCTCTTTGTCTTTTAATACTTCTTCTCCATCTGTATCGATGAAGGAAGAAGAGGACGAAGTAATCGTCATGGTTTGCAGATTCTTCTGTACGTTGTAGATATTCTTTAACATGTTTTTAATACGAGACTGAGAGTCTGTAATCATGTAGCCTACAGAGTATCCTGTATTACGAATATCCACATCCATTTTCTCAATGGTGAGTTTATGGATAGAATGCTTCATGTCAGTGGTATCATCACCACGTTCACGCAATACGGCTAACCAAGAGCCTAATCGTTTAATGGCGTACTTGTTTGACATGGAAGATAAAGTAGCTTCTGCTGTTTGTTTAGAACAAGGATAAGGCCAGTGTCGTTGCATACGTGAAGTCAAGAAACGAATGTTCATGATGATCACGATATCAGACATGGCTTTCTGTTTATGTTTATCAGGAATCTTAGAAGATTTCCAAATAGAATGGGTTAACCAAACGCAGCTTAATGAGAATGGGTCAGATGCCACTACGTAGTGTACAGGGGAGATGAGTTCTGCTAGTGCAGGAGCGATCTCTACTTCGTCAATTTGGAGTATCTCTTCAAACCATTTTAACCGGTCTGAATTGATGAATTTTACTACGGCATCTCCTATAGTATCTCCTCCGAAGAATTGAGCATGTTCAGGAGAGCGAGTAATAAAGGAATTTAAATATTGTTCGATTCGATCACAAAGCTTTGTGTCGATAGGTAAACTGGAACAATAGTCGTTAAATACCTCTCGGACATTTTTGTACATGAAATAAATTCCTTAAACTAAAAAAGAAAATAGGTTAGTGTATAATCAGAAAATAGAGAGTACTCCATTTAGGAGTACTCTCTAATTCTTTATTACTGCGGATCTAATGGAAGACATTCTTTCCAGAATAATGTAAAGTCAGTGATGATCTTAATGGGATCAACATACTTCTCGTATTCAGGAAAGATATAGTTCTTCGTCGTCACTTCGATTAATCTTGCTAATTCTTTCACTGCTTTTAAGTAATTGGCATTAGAATAGTGATCAATCTCGTAACGATGCTCAATTCGGGTAACCCATTTCTTTTCTTTACCTTTTGCGAATAAGTCGTAATTGGTATCCGCTTTACCTTCTACTTCACGAAAGGATGCAGAATGAGTAAAGCGATTGGTTTGAGGTGCAAAGGTCATCTTAGTGATAACTTTATGTTCCTTTGGGAACTTATTACCTAGGATGAAGGTGAATGTCTTCGTTGAGATATTCGCTATAAATTCTAAGTAGGCTTCTGATTCCACTAAGAAGTCATTAATACGATGTCCTAAAAGATTACGATCGTGTTGATCTTTCACTTTCAAGAGTCGACAAATATCATCTACATCGATTTGCAGATATTCATGTCCTTCTTTGACTTCTAAACGAATCGGTACAAAAGTTTCTGCATGTCGAGCAAAAGCAACCTGAGTAATTTGATCCAACTTAGGATAGTTCTCTACTGCTAAGATTTCTACAGGGTACTTCGTGAATTGTTTAGAATGGGTAGCGATTAAAGTAGTCGGCAATAATGCCTCTTCTTTCGTAATCTTTTTAATGTCATGACGAACACGTTCGATGTTTTCTTCTTTAATGAAGATTAAGGTAAAATCGATAATCATTTTGCTCTTCCTTTATAAAGTTTGGGTTTAGGATATCCATTTCAATAATATAGATTTAAAATAAAAGAAAATACTCTCTACTCCTTT